CAGGTCGGACCAGCGGGGCCAGTGGCACCGGGAGGCCCTGCAACCCCTGGCTCACCCTGCGGGCCTGCCGGTCCGGGAAGACCCTGGGGTCCCTGTGCGCCCGGTTCGCCCTGAGAGCCGGATGGACCCTGTTCCCCGACCGCACCCGGAGCGCCAGCGCTGCCTGGCGAGCCCAGGGCACCGTCTTCTCCGTCTGCGCCAGGAAGGCCCCGTGCGCCCGTGTCACCGCTGCGCCCCGGAGGACCGACAACACCCTGAACGATCTGCTCAGGCTCGAGCGCCTCAGGCTCAATGCCCTCGTCACGCAACTGCGCTTGAGACTGGGTGAGTGCATCAATGAGTTGCGCTCGTTCTTCCGACGCGATGCTCTGCCGCCAAGCCAGGAAGGCAATCACGCCAACGAGCACGAGGATGAACACGGCGAAAAAGATCCGGTTGAACCACGACCATTCGCGAGGCTTCATGGCTGCCCCCTCTCCAAGAAGAACAGGGCCACGGTGCCGAGCCACGCAAGCCCGATCCCGATCCATGATGTGACCCGGCCGTTACGAACCGCCTTGATCTCCTTCTCAGAAGACTTCTGATCGTCCGTAAGCGCCTTCACGTCCGTCTGGAGCTCGGTCTTCACCTTGTCGATGCGAGCGTGGATCTTCACATCGAGCGCATCAAGGTCAGCCTGGGTCTCCGCATGCCGCGCCTTAGAGTCCTTGTCGAGAGAAACGTGAGCCTCGGTCGACACCCGCGTCCACTCTTTATGGTCCTGCTCGAGGCGCGTCATCCGATCCAGATAGGCGTCGAGCTTCGCGTTGACGAACTCCTTCGTCGCCATCTTGTCCCCGATGCCGTCAATGGACTTCTGAAGGCTGTCGAACATGATCCGAAGCTCGCCGGGAGTGGGGTCATCCGCCATGGTCTCCCCCGCCCCGAGCTCCCCGAGCCCGCATCAGCCGTGAATCTCCTTCTGCATGACGAGCCACCGCTCATGCAGCTCGCGTGCGGAGGCCTGCAGGGCGATGTACTGCTTCCGAGTGAGTGCCTTCCACGATCCGCCCTTGTCGGTGCCGTAGACCGCACCCCAGCCCTCCGCTCGGGTCTGGTCGCTGGTTGTCTCGTACCCGCCTGGGATCTCAAGGCCGACGATCATCCACTCGGTGTTGTAGTCCTTCTCGACGCGGTGTACGTATCGGATCTGTGCCATGCGGATCGCCTCCATGAGGTCAGCCGGCACAGGTGCCGGGGTGGGTTTGCTGCTCCCGCCGCCGGCGGGCTTACCGTAGTTCTTGTCTCGAGGCCGGATGTACTCGAAGTGGTGGCGTTCGTTCGGGATGTGCAGGCGGTTCCGGATGAAGCCGTTCTCGGCGAGGATCTCGACGATGCGGGCGTTCACCCAGTCGTCCGAGTCGAGCGCTGTCCCGGAGACGTGGAACGACTGCGAGGGGTGCACAGCCTTGCTGTGATTCGGCTTCAGCGAAGGCCGGTAGCCGGATGCGACGTACCGGGACCAGTCGAGGTACATGACCATCTGGTCCGACCATGACCGATACGTAGAGTTCACATCGATGCGCCGCCCGATCTCGGCGAGCACCTGAGCGTCTGCGCGCCGGAACGCGGCTGCAGCGTCGGGGGTGAACTGCACTCCGGGGCGGACCGTCTCGATGACCAGCCCGCCCATGTCAGATCTCCCAGGTCAGAGAGAGCGCGATCGACTGGTTGACCGTGAGCGCCTGATTGATCTTCACCTGGTTGTTCGCCGCATCAAGGTAGATCTGCAACGAGTTCGCCGCACCACCCAGACCCCACGCAAACCCCCACACGTTCTTCAACCCCCGGTACCCGACCGGAACGTTCGCAATAGCACCACCGACTGCGAGAGTCGTCGTGATGCGACGCGCGTTGAAGCGGTACGTCACGAACCGGCCCACACGACTGATCTCATCCGACGACACCGAATCCCACGTGCCCGTGCGGATATCCGCGACCGACGCTGGCTTGTAGAACACCGGAACCCACCCTGTACCGTCATGCACATAGTCGGTGCCCGTGTCCAGCGCATGACCGCCGAACCCCGCCCTCTTGTACTCGTATGCGTCCAGTGCGGCCAGGTTCGCTCGGATGATCCGAGTGCCGACGTCGTTCGCCTGCGCGGAGACCAACGTCGGATCTACACCAATATCCGACGCTCCAAGGTCGCTGAAAATGTGTGCGCCGGTGATCGGGTCGCGTCCATCAGAAGCCATGTGTCCCCCTTAGAAACACGAAACGCCCACCCTCAGGTGAGCGTGAAACAGATAGATGAGGTCAGCGTGTCCCGCTGAGGCGGAGAGCGCCAGACAGCGAGTCGGAGTCCACGCCGCGCCAGATGTTGTAGCCACCGTCAGCGACACCAACGCCACGACCGCCAGCAGCAAGATAAGGACCGAAAGCAGCAGGAAGTAGCTGCCATCCGGATCGACGGCCCTGCGGAAGATCGTTCTTCGAGGTGATCGTTGGTGCACCGCCAGGAATCGAAGCGTGTGGGTGGACGCCAATAGATGCCACGCCTACCTGCTGCTGAAGCGGTAGGTAGATCTCTGCGCGCGTCACGGTCCCTGAGCCCACAGCGTCCCGCACGCGGTTCCCGTATACCCAGATGCCGTCATTGCTCGCCGATGCCCAAGGCGCCTTACCCCACCAGCCCGAACCAGACTGGTACCGGCCGCTATTCGCCGCCCGAACCGTCACCGTGAAGGGAACCGTGCCACCACCAGATTCACTCGGGGGTTCCGGTGTCTCAGTCCCGGTGACCTTCCCCTGGATGACACCGGTCGCCCAGTTGATCTCCACAGTGTCGCCCACGACAGGCGTGTACCCGTCGCGGTAGAACAGCAAGTACTCCACGCCGTCCACCATCGCGGTCGCCTTCGGTGCACCCGTGCCCGAGATCACGCCCAGAGGATTCAGTGGCGTCACCGGGCCAGTCACGGCCGGCGAGCCATTCACCCAATCCACCCGAACCGCCATGCCAACCACAGGCGGGTAGAATCCCACGCACGGCATCGCGACGGTGGACGCCCCGATGTTCACGACCGCAAACCGGCCTTCCATGCGAACGAAAACCGCTGTCTGAGTGTTGACCGTCCCCCGCTGCGCCATCTTTCGGGCGACAGTTTCCGCGTTCGTCACGTCAACCCCCGAGCAACCCGCAAAGTCACACTCATCAGCGGCGAATTCGACAGCGAGATCTTCCGCACCTGACCGACCAGTGGACGCTTCCAATCCGAGAGGGACGCAACGTCACCGATCTCGATCAAGGGGTTCACGTGGCACTGCACCTGCACGTCGTACTGTTGCGAACCAATCGACTGAGCCAGCACCGACTGCACGCCCGCGTTCGCCTGCGCCTGCGTCTTCACCAGATCAGACGACCAGTACCTGGTGTTCGAACCATACGGGCCATCAACACTCAGTGGGCCGGATGTGACACGGGCGACAGCGAAGATCGGTTTGCCGTTGACATCCTCGAACGTCCCAACGACCTCGTTGTACACCGTGTCGGTGTCGATCTCGTCAGCAACGTCGATGACCGTACCCTCAGCACCCAGACGCAATGCGACAACCGGATCACCGATCGCATCGGGGACGATCTCCCATGCACCGCGGCTATTCACAACCGCCGAGCCACCCAGAACACGCCCAAGCTCAAGAACGGCCTCGAGGCGACCGCCCTGCTTCGCCTCCCACACCTTCAAAGAGGGCAATGCGACATCCGGGACAGTCTCTTCGACGGCCATTCCCGTCAACCGGCGGATCTCGGCGAACGCGGACGCTCCCGCCTTCGACTGCTCGGGCGACTGAAACCCCCACCGCTCCACATCCGACTCAAGCGAATCGAACTTCAAGCCCACGCGAGACGCAACAACGAGCTCGCGGCCCTCGAACGTTGTCACCGAGTCCGAAGCTTGCGGTACCGAACTGACACGGAACATGCCCAGCGATACCGACTCCTCGAAACCACCAGCCCGAATCGTCATCACCGGCTCAACGCGCGCACGGAAAGGCGACAGAACGCCATCAGTTCCGACTGGGACAATCGACTCACCACCGGGCGAAGCGTGGACAACGGTCCCGGAGCCTTGGGTGCAGATTCCGCGCCCAAGATCGGCGTCCACCTGCCACGACTCAAAACGGAGATCCGGCAGCACCCGATCCGAACCATTGAACACATTCACCTTCAGCTCGCGCTCAAACGAACTCGACAGAACGTCCACAAGCTGCGCGCTGTGCTGCCTCACGGGCACCCCATTTCAGCCGGCAGTGCCAGCGAGATCGTAGCGACGATTCACGTCCAGCCTCAGAAGGTTGTCCGCATTCAACGCGGCCCTCGTCGAGTAGAACGCGTTCAGGTCAGCGCGCGTCAACAGCGGGACGAACAAGCCCGGAATCGGTGGGTCGACCTCATCGCCATCAAGCTGATGGGAGATCTCGCCCCCACCCCACTGGTGAGTGATATCGAGCTCAGACACGTTCAATGTCGAGAGGAACAGCGGCTGAGGTACACGCATCACGCCATCTCGTGCCCCCAATCGGACACAGACAACGGGCGGCATCCCGGCATCGCCGAACATTGCCTGCACGGCATCCGCATCCGCATTGTTCGAGGTGCGGACATCCAGCTTCAACCCGACGACCCCATATCGTGGCTCGGACAGGACAACGCCCACACGCCTACCCAGCGGTCGCGAAACCACGCCAGGAGTGGGGCGGCTGATAACAGCCGCAGAGTCCCCGCCGAGTGCAACCCTCACGCCACCTGAGGGATTCAGCGGGTTGTGCATCCACGTATCCGCACAGATGAGGGTCGTCGTCGCGGAGTCCGTGAACCCCAGCGACTCCCCCGCTGCATCGAACAACTCCGCCCGATAAGTCACCGGGATGTTGAAAGGGATCTCGAAGTCGATACGAGTGAACGCCCCCGCAGTCGGCGCCCGAACGGCACCGCGCATCTCGAACTCGCGCCCAGCGGCGAGACGGTACACCGTCAACGATGCAGCCTCAGGGATCAGATCATCGATGAACACCTCAACGAACGGTGCCGCCGTGACATCCGTGAGCAACGTAATCGCCATCAGGCAGCCTCCGCGTTGTAAGGGGTGATCGTCACGTAGCCGATCGCGTAGGCCACCGCATCGAACTCGTACAATCCCGGCTCTGACGGTTCAAGGTCTTCCTTGTTATACAACTGAGGTTCAACCAGTTCGGCATCACGACCCGGCGAGAACAGGTCCGGATAGAACCGGTCCTGACGGAAGGCTCCAAACACCATGAGGAACCTCCCATCAGGACCGAACGCCACCACGTGACCATGCATCCGCCGCATTATCGTGAGCAACAATCTGCTCCTGAACAACCGCGCGTATCGGGTTTCCGTCAACCAGCAACGTCATCTGCGCACCGGCCAGGGAGACCTGTAGCGGACCTTGAGATGGCGCCATGGACGGAGGAGTGGCCGATGTAGTCGGCTGCTGCCACACGCCCAAGGCTTCCGCAGTCCGCTGCAAGATCGCGATAGAACGGTCCCTATACGCCGGATCCGTCGTAATGTACGACTCCGCCCACCCCGCCTCGGCGAACTTGTGGATTCCGCCAGCCGTCGCAGGGTAGATTCCCGGAACGAATCCGCCGGCTGCGAACTCCTTCACGCCGCCCTGGGCATAGAAGCCGCCGGTCGCGTGAGTGATACCACCTTGCCCACCTGGGATTGCCACACGCACAGTGTGGTCCCCAGTAATCTGACGCAGTGCACCCTGCACACGCATCAACTCGTCGTAGACGCCAGCAGAACCCTTTACCGTCAGATTGATTGGTGCCGGTTGAGGCATGGTCCGCACCGCGAACGCAACACCCTGAAGCGCGCGCCGAGTCTCCCCCGCTGCACCCAAGTTCGTGTCTGCCCACGCAACCGCCTCCTCTCGGGAGAACCCGAGAGCTTCGATCTGCCGAACGATCGCCTCACGGCCAGCGTCATACGCTGCTGTCGCCTCATCGGCAGACGCGCCATTGTTGATCATCGCTTCTGCAGAAGTTCGGTGGCTTTCCTCGACCTCACGCAACGAATCACGCAATGCGAGCGACGCATCGTTCGTGCCCAGTAGGGACACGCCCTCCGCTGTAGCAGCCTCCGTCATTGCGTTTATCGCTGACTGGGCGGCATCCTGAGCTTCACCCATGTCAAGAGCAGTCCGCCCTACACTTTCGAGTGCGTCACGAAGCCCATCAAGCTGCTCCTGCGCGGCACCCGCTTCCTCCCCCATCCCAGTAATGTCGCCCGACGCACCTCCAACCGCAGTACCGGCGATCTTCGAATCGTTCGCGACACCCTTCAGGGCATCCTGATACTGCGGCATGATTTCGTTCAACTGCTCAACCGAGTACCCCTGAGCCTCCGCTTTCGAGCGAATGTCCTCGAAGAGATCCGCCGCCCGGTCCGTCTCGCCCCGGTTAACCATCTCCGCGAGTGCATCACCGAGCAGACCGAACTGCTCGCGCGCCTCACCCACAGATGACGTGAGACCCGTGAACGAGAACACGTCGGAACCCCACCGGTTGAAAGCAGTGCCGGGGTCTGACCCCAACAGTTTGTCCATGGCGTCGTTCACGCTCTCGATGCCAGGAACGATGCCATCGAAGATGCCGTCGAAATCCTTCGCCAACAGAAGCGACAGGGTCTCGTTCGCGGTCTTCGCGCCCTCACCCATCGCGCCCATCGATGTCGCCGCGATCTCGGCACCCTTCGCCAGCGCGAAGAACCCAGCAGCAGCACCCGCAGTCTTGCCGAGCGTGGTGACGAACCGAGACGCGCGCTGCGCCCCCGTACCCATCGTGGCGATTGCCGTGTTGTAAGCCGCGATCTTCGGGACGGCGAGCAGGAATGCCCCACCGCCGATGGCGACCGCGGCCGTCAAGACACCGACGCCAAGCGCCGTCTGCTGAGCCCAGTCCGGAAGATCACCGAATTGATTCACCATGTCGGTGAGCTCCTGCGTGAACAGGCGCAGAGGCCCGTTCGCACCCTCGCCCATCACGATCAGCGCAGAGTCGAGAGCTCCGGTGAACGCTTCCCAGTCACCCTTGAGGTTGTCAAGTCGCATCGCGGCCGTCTCCGATGCATACCCGGCGTCGTCGACCTCGGCCGCATACTTGCGGACGGAGGCCGCGCCGCCCTCGTACAAGATCGATGCCGAGCGGATCGCATCCTGGCCAAAGAGATTCGCCAGGGCGGCGTTCCTCTCCTCCTGCGTCAAACCGGCAAGGGCGGTCTGTAGCTGTCCTGCAACACCTTCCATGCCAACGAACTGCCCCTGAGCGTCGTAGAACGACAACCCAAGCTCGTCCATGATCGCGCGTGCTTCCTTCGTCGGATTTGCCAACCGCAGCAGCATGTTCCGGAAAGAGGTACCCGCATCGGAACCCAGCAGACCCGCAGATGCGAACTGCGTCAAAGACCCCACCGTTTCGTCGAGTGACAAGCCCATCTGGGCCGCCACCAGACCGGACTGGTTCAACGCCTGCGACATCTCCGACACGCCACCCTGAGCCTTGCCGGCTCCGGCAGCGAGCAGGTCAGCGACATGAGTCACATCCGTGCCCTTGAGCCCAAACTGCGTCATCGCCGACGCGGCAATCTCCGCAGCGTCTGCCACCTCGATGTTTCCCGCCGCAGCGAGATCCAACGCACCATCGAGCGCACCACCGAGGATGTCCGCCGTAGAGATTCCAGCTTTGGCCAGGTTCTCGATCGCGCCCGCAGCCTCCGTCGCCGAGTAGACAGTCCGCGCGCCAGCATCGATCGCCGCATCCCGCAGCAGATCCATGTTCGCTTCGGTCTCATGCGTCGCCGCCTGCACGGCGGACATTTGCGCGTCGAACTCAGCGAAGCTCCTGACCGCCATAGCGACACCCGCCGCGATGGCCACACCAAACCCCAGTGCGGCTGTGCCGAGGACGTTGAACATCTCACGCTTCTGCGCGAGCTTCTCCACCTCTGTGCCGGTCTCCCGAGTCTTCTTCGAAGCAGCGTCCATCCCCTGCATGTAGCCCTGAGCCTGAAGAATCAGCGAGACTTTGACGGTGCGATCTGCCACGGTGACCTCCTGGCCTCGCTACACTCAGCGACATGAAGACATGGGGAAAGGTCGCGACGATCGCCGTGGTCGCGTTGGCTCTTGCCGGATGCACGGCGGAACCGGCGACGGTCGCAGTGACTTCGAATTCGGACCCCGCACCCACGAAGACGCCGACGTCGGAACAGGGGTATCTGAAAGGGATCGCGGACGTGAGCGAAGACATGTCGCGCGCACCTGACGCACTCTGGATAGAGATTGGGGAATCAGCGTGCGTTGCCCTGAGCGCTGACGTCACCCCCTCGCAGGTCGCGGGCCAGCTGGTCGCCAGCGGGAACGTCACAGACGCTGAGGCGGGCGCGATCGTCGTCGAAGCCTCAACTCACCTGTGCCCGGAGTACGCTCCTCAGTGATTCACTCGGACAGCCGTGAACAGACGAGCCCTTGACGGGTCATCCTTGAAGTCCTTCTCGCGCTTCTCGATCGCGTCCTGCGCCCAGTCGCGGACCACGCGCGCCTCATAGTGATGCGTGGCGTTGGGCTTGTCTGGGTCTCCGAGCGGATCGGTCGTTTCATCTAGAGGCAACCCGTGCGGCCCGAGGTTTGCTTCATACTCATCAAGCGCAGCTAGCATGGCGTGCTGCTCCGCGTCGAACTCCGGTTCGCGCGTTACTCGGACTCGACGTCGGCCTTCTTCATCGAAGTCTTCGACGTGGACTTCTTCCGGCTCCCAGCCCCAGAGCCGCCGCGGAGCGATCCCGAGGTTCCGCGCGAGGCGGAGATCCCGAAGGAGTCGCGGGTCGTCTCGGAGGCGTTCGCGAAAAAACCCACATCGACCGCCCCGACGGAACGGTTCACGTGCACGACGGCCTGCGCGATACGGTCATGCTCGCCATCGGTGAGCATCTTGTCGATCGTTGCCCACTCGTCTGGCGAGATGTCATGCTCAGCGCCCGCCGCATCGACGTAGACCGCAGAGTTCTTCGCGGCATGCATGAAGAACTTCGACGAATCATACGACTCCTGCTTGCCTTTGCGGGGTGGGCACTGCACCATCCACTCGTTGTACACGAACCGATCGACGCCCTTGATTCGGAGCGTGATCGACGCCGCCTGGATCTGACGCTCGAGCTCAGCGACGCGGGCTGAAGCTTCGGTGGAAACCTGAACCATCCGGTCGTCCACAACAGCCGACTTCCGAGGCACGGCTTTCATCGCATCATCACGTTGAGCGAGCAGTTCGAGATCGAGGCAGATGCGCACGTCCTTGTGGGGGAAGACGCGGGTTCCGAGCAGCGCGGAAAGGTTAGACACGGGGTATCTCCTTGGAGGAAAGGGTCACGGGGTATCACGGGGTGAGCCAGGGTGTCCCGCCCCGTGAAAACCGGGACACCCTGGGGTCTTATGCGCCTGCGACGAGCTGGGAGAACTCCGACCATTCGCCGGTGACGAACGCCTTCTGACTGATGCGATCGACGGCGTTGTCCTCAACGGCCACGACCGTCTGAACGCCCATCTTCACGGGAACGGCCTCATACCAGTCGCCGACCGCGAAAGCATCCGCGGACTCGTCGATCTGAAGGAAGTGCACGAACACGCCCTCAGTGCCGCGAACAAGGGCAAGACGCGCCTCGTCGGACGTCGGCTCACTCAGGTTGAACGTGTACTGCACGTTCAACTGACGCTGCACCGTACCGGGCTGCTCGAAGTCCTGAGCCGAGCAGTAGCGGCTGTCGGTGATCGTGCCCTCGTTGGTGGTCGGAGCCCAGCCGCCCGAACGAGTCAGGTAGCAAGACACGTTGTCGGCGGCCGTCACCTCAGCGAGCGTGATTGCGTCGATGTCGGCGACCGTCCCCGGAATGAAGACGACGCGGCGTGTACCCATTGAGGGCACGGATGCGGGAAGTACGAGAGCCATGGGTTACTCCTTGTCGGTTTCCACGGGGGCGGTTTTCCGGCCGCCCTTGAGGACGTTCGGCTTGGGACGTCGCGGGCGCGTCGTCTCCGGGTATCGCTTCGGGTCGACCTTCGTGTAGCGGTCGGGATCGAAGCTCTGCTTAGGGATGTCGAACTCGTGCCCGGTGGCCTTGTTCTTCACCCGGATGTAGTGGGTGGTCATGGGGTTCCTTTCGGGGTCGAGTGCAGAACGAAACGGCGCACGGCGAAGAACTTCACTGGCACCACGTCGTCGTCCTTCTGGACAGGCTGAGAACCTGCGGGCCGCAACTTCCAGCACCGCCGGTCAGGCACCTCGAGCACGACGTCGTTGAGGGCTGCGAGTACGCGCCCGTCAACCCACGTCGCCTGCCACCGGTCGTTGCCGACCGAGTGGATCGTGAAGGTGATATCGACGTCCTGGTGTTCACCGAGCATCGACCGCGGTTCGAATGATCCGGTGTCATGCCAGACGTTCACGTATCGTTCCGGGTCGCCCTTCACATCACCCTCGAACACCGAGTTGATCAGTTGCGCATCGGCCCTGATCCGAGCCAGGACAGCTTCGACATGACGCTCGATGAGATCGTTCGGCGTCATAGTCCGACCGCCTTCAGTGCATCCTCGATCGCGCGGTCGACTCCACGTTCGAAGTCAGGCTCGTTCGCTTGGAGAGCGCCGTGCATGATGCCCTGAGGCGGGTTCTTCACTGAGCCGTACTCGATGAGGTTGCCGAGAGCTCCCTGAGGGCGTTCCTTATCAGGACCAATCTCCGCCGTGAGGTTCGACCCAGTGGCTCGAGATCCACTGCCCTCGATGTCGTAGGTAATCGAGTACGGGAAGGCCGGCGCATGGCTCATGCCAGTCGCGTTCTCACGCGCAGTGTCACGAACATGCCGCGCGGTCACTTCTATCGCCTGCCGCAGCATCCGGCCGGAGCGCTCGGGGACGTCCCCGAGATCGCGAGCGAGCTTCGACAAGTCACCTGCATCCGCTTCAGGCATAGGAGACCACCTCCACCGGGAGACGTCGCGACGTCGAGTGGGTCTGAACGTGAACACCGGCAACGCGGAACCTCAAACCCACATCCTCGGGAGAGTTCGGATTTGCGGTGATCTCGCCTTCGTCATCCACCCGGATGCTGGAGGCGTTCACGGGCACCCAGACTGTGGGCGACTGTTCAGCGACCCGCTGACCGGCCTGGTCTGAGCCCCGAGGTTGACCGGTGGGGAACCGCACTCGAGCGGGTCCGTTGTAGATCGTGGTGAGGGAGGGGACCATGGTGCCGTTCTCGGGGTCTCGAGCTGGAGCGCCCGAACGGCGGATGATCACGGTGGTCTGCATGAGGTCTTCGGCGAGGGAGCGCCCGCGAGAGAGGATTCGTGCGCCGCGCATGTCGCCTCCTCAGTACCAGGGGAAGTAGACGTCCGGGGTGTCCGTAGGCACCCAACCGGAGTAACTGCGAGGCTCCACCCGGGTCGTCGAGACGACCCCGATCCCACCGGCCTGCGAGAAGCGAAACGGGGCCAGCATGCGGCGCTCCGTTGCCGTCAGATAGGCGCCTGCTTCGTCGACCTTCCAGCCTTCGTTGTAGTCGTCAATGCCGCCGCGGGTCTGGGCGCTGCGGTTGTCGAAGATGCGCGACGCGCAGTAGAGCGTCACCATCTTCACGTCTTCAGGAAGTGGGGAGAGGAGCGCGTTGTCCTCATCGACCCACGTCCGCCCTGATTCCTTACGAACCAGGGCGGACGCGGCACGGAGGCACATGACTGCCCGCTTACCCTCCAACGAGTCAGCTGCGATCGGCTCAGCGAGCCAATCAGCGAGCTCACTCACCGTGGCAAGGGTAGGAAGATCAGCCATGTGCTTCTCCTTACGGGGTGACGTCGAGCGCGACCGACACGGCCCGGTTGGCGTCGAGAGTCGCGGCACCGAAGAAGGTGTCGACGACGCTCTGGTCCTCGAGCTGCAGCGGGTTGTAGTGCTGGATCCAGCGCAGGGCGTATCCGTCCTGCGCGACGGACGCGGAGAACGCGGCACCGTCGGGCTGGCGGGACGGGCGGGTCACGTGCGCGAACGCGTCGCGGTGGTAACCGATGCCGAAGTCCGACGCCAGCGCCTGATCAGCGATGATCGTGAATCCGAAGAGGCGACCGAGAGTTGCCTCGCGAAGCACATCAGACGTACCCGACTCGTTGACCTTCTGCAGCAGCTCATCCTGAAGCGCTGCCGCCTCGAGGTCGGATCCGACTGCGAAGAACCGGTTCGCGGCCGGAATCTTCCGGTCGTTGAGAACCTGGCGGGTCTTAATCAGCACCTCACGGAAGTTCGATCCGTCGGGAGCAACCTGCGGGATCGACGCATCCGTGGCGATCGCCGACATCTCATCGACCAGCGGAGCCGCAAGGGCATCCACGACCGACTCAGCCTGCGGGCGCAGAACCTGACGGGTCATGTCCTCAAGGGTGAACGTGGCGAAGTCGTCGGGAAGACGAACCGCGTTGTACACCTGATCCTCGAGAGTGACCGGAATCCAGGTCTGAGTGATGTCGTTGAAAGTGATCGCCGCGCGTGCGTCACGGTTCGCCTTGGTGTACACCTTCGCCGTGCCTGCAGAGATGGGACCAAGGACGTTGACCGTCTGACCGCGGCCAGCGACGAACTCGTTCGAGAAGTCCTGGCGGACGGTGCGGGGCAGGTTAGTGAGCCAGCGGAGGGACGAGAGAGTCGCCCGAGCCGCCTGCTCCGGGGAAAACAGGGTGATTGCCACAGTGGGCCTCCTTGATGGGTTTGGAACGACCCACTGGTGCGGATCGTGTTACTGCTCGAAGACGCGTCGAACGACCTTCTCCACGTCGATGTCGGCATGACCGGACGGGTCACCGGGGCTGCGCAGCTTCTCCTTGGGGCGCTGCGACGGAGGCGCCTTGGTACCGAACAGCTCCATGAGCTCTTCGGCGTCCTGAAGGATCTCCTCCTCGGTGGTCCCGCTGAGTCGCTTCACCAGCGATTCCGGTAGACCGTGCTTCACGGCGACGCGAAGGCGCATGTTGTCCGCCTCCAGGGCGGTCAGCTTCTTCGCGGTCTCGTCCGCACCCTCAGCCTTCTTCTCAGCCTCGGCTGCGCGCTGTCGCAGGTTCTTGTTCTCGGAGTTGATCTTGCGGATCTTCTCGCGAGCCTTGTCCGGGTCGAATCCGGGTTCCTCGGGCTCGTTCGCCGGCTCTTCCGGCTCTTCGGGCTCCTCGGGTTCCTGGGGCTCTTCCGACTCCTGCGGTTCGGCGGGATTGGGGTCACTCATGTTCGCCCTCCTGGGGCATGTCGGGCAGCCACCAGGGCTGCGGTTGTTCCCGAAGGTTCGGGAGGTCTAGGTGCGGGGCGAGTCGCGGAAAAGTCCGGACCGCCTCATCGCCTTGAGAACTTCGGACGTGTCGCGGTTCGGCTCGGCGTACCGTGCGTCCGTGTACGCCTGCAGGTAGCGCTCCTCGTCCGCAGTGGGTGTCCACGCGTTGCTGTACTCAGGCTCAGCGGTGCATCCGCAGTGCCCGTGGTACATCAGCCCGTCAGCTGCGGCGGCGTCCTTGTAGACAGGGCCGCGGGAGGCGAGCATGGCGCAGAAAGCGCACGGGTTGCCGTCAGTGACCCGACGCCACCCGATGGCACGACGGTCGCGCTGAACCGTCCGAGCGATCGTGAGGCGACCGCCCATCATGGACTGTCGTCGAACCATGCCGGCGAACTTCGTGAACGCCCCGTCGTAGGCTTCCGCGGCACCCATGCCGCCTGCGATGAGGCGCTTGATCCTCACGGGACCGGAGAGGCGTAGGGCGTCCGGAGTTCCCGTCGGCGCCGCGAGAACGACGGTTGCGGCGAGGCCGATCTCGGCTTGCCGATAGTCGTTCAGGTAGGCGCCTGCCATGGATTGGGATTGCGCCATGCGCTGGTTCACGGCCCGGACGTTCGACGCCAACCAGTACGGCGTCGAACCATCCAGATCGTTGATGTCCAGACGGTTCCAGAGGATGGAAGCCTCGGCGGCGGCACGTGCGCCGATGCCGATCTGTGCGAGCTTGTGGGCCTCGGTGAGTTCGCGCCCCTCAGCCGTTGACGCCATTGGACTGCTCGTTCAGAGCTGCGGCCAACTGTTCTTCAGCGGACGGGTTCGCCTTCTTGTACTCGAGCCACGCTTTCGCGATCTCCGGAGTCACCGTGGGGATTCGATCCCAGAGCAACTCCACCGGAATCTTCAGCATCTGCGCCATCTTGCCCAGCGCGTCCGCCGACTGATTCATCGACCGCGACTGCAGATCCGCCCAGTCTGTGCGGAGAGTGAAGTCCGCTGCATCCTCAGTGCGTCCCTCGATGTGAGAAGCGAGCCGAAGTAGCTGCTCATTCGAGTCGCCAAACCCGACCTTACGCTCGTGAACTTTCAGATCAGCTGCTGCGCGCGCCTCGGCGATCGCGTCAGCTGACAGGTTCACCAGGTTGCCGGTGAGGGCATGCACGGGAGTCTGAGTCACGACGGCGAGGATCTTCATGTCCTCCTCGGTCGCGTTGATCAGCCCATCCGGCGACGTCTCGTCGAGCGTCCCGAACGTGACACCCTCCTCGCCCGTCAGGATGTCGCCCTGACGGAGAAGCATCTTCACGCGGGCCTGATCTGCAGGATCGTTAGGCATGTCCAGGCCGGTGGCCGTGCGAACCTTCCACGAGTTGAAATGCTGAATCAGCATCCGGTCGTAGGTGGTCTTGTTGATGCGCTCCGCCACCTGCGTGTACGGCTCCACCTCACCAGGGGTACGGCCCTCAAGGTCGATCTGGTTCGAGTAGCGCACGCCAGGTGCAACGCCGATGCCGTGGATGTTCTCCTCGATGAAGTCGAGGCGCGTCTCCCCGCGAGAGTTCTTCTCCTCGCCGAGCGTGTACACCGCCTCTTCATCGACGACGTACTTGTGGTCGCCCTTCACGAGCAGGTAGTACATCGGGTACTCGTCTTCGACGACATCTCCGTATACCGCGTACATGTCGCGGGGCGACCGGCCGCGGAGAACTGCACCGCTGTCGCCAGGCATAGCCGTGGCGTAGGAGTACCCATAGCCGAGCGCCGCCCGGTAGATCGCGCGCTGACGAGAGAACATGCGGTTCCGAAGCCACGGGGCAGTGATCTTCTCCGTGTTGACCCCGCGGGACGACCGGAACGCCTCAGCAACAAGCTGCTGCGCTACGGTCGTCACCACCAGGGACAACATCGGGGTCTCGCTGATCGCCGCGAGGTTCTTGTGCTCGGTCGTCGCGTAGTTCGGGATCTTGTCCCGCAGCGAATCCGGCGCCCAGCGGTACCACTTGTCGATCACGTCAAGCTTCTGGCGTTCCTGCATCCATCCGGGGATCAGGAGATCGTTCGCGAGCTCGAGAACGTCCTTTCGCTGCATCACCACACGCGACCCCCTTGCTTCTTGCCGCTGTTCAGCACACGTCGGCGGGCCATGCGTGCACCAACCATGCACACAGCGAGATCAATCTTGTTCTTCGAGTCGGCGCGATCCTTCGCGATGGACACATGCCCAGCGACCGGGTAGCGACGCGCGTTCAGCACGTGCCGGCGCAGGCGAGCATCCCCGTCATGGGTGAAACCACCAGAGCGGATCTCCTCGAGTGTGAACCCGACCGCTTCAGCGATCGCCTTAGAGTTGCCGCGATCAGTCATATCGAACATGACCGCATGCCCCTTCCCGCCTTTGGTACCCGACGCCCACACCTTCAACCGGTTCCGGTACTTCCGATGCCATGTGTCGAACAACGGATCCCAATAGGAGTCCATCGTTTCGTCGTCGAGCGTGTGTGACGGATCTCCGAAGAACGCGACGACCCGGTACGTCTCCATGGTGTGATCCACCACACCATCGACGTCCTCGCGGGGAGCAAGCCAGCCCTCGCCGCGTTTCCCCGGCGGCTTCTGCCACATACCGAGCGTGAACACGTGCCCGTCTGACATCCGAACACCGACAAGACCGGTCGCGTCATCAGACTTGGAGCAGTCGAGGAACATGGCGATCTCTTCGCCCGGCTCGACCGTCACATCGTCAACCCGCAGCGGATCCCACTCGTTCGGTTCCGTCCAAGAGTCCTCAGCAGCGGTGACTTGGTTGTACCACTTGCGTCGAGACTCCGAGGGGCTGTTCAACGGGTTCAGGATCGATTTCAGGATGCGACCGCGAGCATCGAGCCACACCGAGTCACCCCGGACAGACTCAACAACGTCAGGAGCAGCTGCAGCGCTCAGCGGCGCCTCAGGGGGAGCCTCGAGCGAGTCGTACAGCAAGCCGTAGTCCATGGCCCGCGCGTCATCACCCTGAGTGTCATCCCAAGCTTCACGCTGCCGCTGACCAACCGAGTCCTCACCCGGCCTGTAGGCGTTGCAGATGTCCAAAATGCGGGCAGGAGTCCCAACCTCGGACTTCGCCGCGTTACCCTCCATAGCGCCGGCCATGTCATGACCGCCGTTTGACGAGTTCCAGTTCTGCGTCTCCGCACGGATGATCAGCTTCGGGCGCCCGCCCTCCAGGGCAAGCGGGGAAGCCGTCACAGCCTCAATCTGAGCCGCGTCACCTCGAGCCCACACGTTCTGCTTGCCGATCTGGATGCCGAAGTGACGACGTGTCTCCGCGGGAATCAACCCCGGGAAGATCTTCATCGTGTTCTTCGTCTGATCCAACGACACCGCGGCGATCTGCACCCACGAATCAGTGACCTGACGACCAACCGGCTGACCATCCTTGCCCCAGCGATCGAACTCGACCGGACCGACAAGGGTGTTCGTTGACTCGACGGCCGCGAACGGATCCTTACCCCAGCCCTTCAGCCGCTGCAGGACTGCAGAGTGTGATACGTGCGTGCCATCCTCGTTCACCGCATGGAACCACAGCACGAACCGTGCCTGCTCCATCGTGTACTTCCACGGCTTGCCGCGGTGAGTCAGCCATTGACCAGAGAAGGCCAGGGCCTCCCATCCAAGCGAGAGCTCAGGGAGAACCCACCCACCCTCGTACTGCCACGTCGGGCCGACCTTGACCGGTTCCCATTGCAACCCGATCGGCGGCAGAGTCTCAGCCAGCGTCTCTCGATACCAGCGCTTGATCTCCTCGGCCTCATCAGACCGGTTCTTGATGAAAGCCGGCGACGCGCTAAGCAGTTGCGCCATGAGCCGAAGCCCACCGCGACTGTGCAGCCGCACGCTGCTGGGAAGGCTTCTCTGCGCCGGCGTCATCGGGCAGCTTGAGCTTGGTCAAGAGAGCCACAACCTGCGACTCGTGCTGACGAATCTCCGGAATCAGCGGATGCACCACCAACTGACCCATCGAACCCGTCTCCGTGACCGAACCGCCAAGCTCGTCGCGCATCGTCGTGATGCGATCTGTCGCGCGGCACGCCGACTCGAGAGTCAAGAGTTCGTCCACACGAAGCGTGTACTTGGAGGTCACGTCAGACCAAAGCTTCGAGCCGGCCGCCTCGAGCCCATCAGGCTCGGCGACGAGAGTCTTGTGAGTCATCATGCCCTCCTGGGGCAACTTGGCGCCCACCCGGGGCGAAAAAACAGAAGAAGACCGCACGTAGGACCGGAACGGCT